GCTAGTTGCCGTCGGTAACTGCCTACGCCGTATGGTTTGGGTCTGTCTCGTCAATCGCCTCGATCGTCATGTTTGGGTTTGCTTTAACCCAATCGCGATATGTTGCAGGCATTTTTTCGCCGCTAAGTTTTAGCAAATGGTACGCCCAGCAAACTAGATCGCTGTAGCCAATGCCCTTGCCGTCGCTAATTTTGCGACCCTCAGTTTTTTCCCATTCGCAAATAACAAACATATTTGTCGTTAACTCGACTGGTACTGTGCCGTCGTTTAGATCGACTTTTAGTTTTAGTCTCATTGTGCTTTCCTGTTCTCGGCCAGTTACGGCACGTTAGATCACGTTACGTCGACTGTGTACGCGCCACCCATAAGTTCAATGTCGTAGGTAGCCAACTCGCCCAAGTTTGCGTTAATAACTGGCAACGCGCTCAGGTAAGTGTTTGTCAATTCAAAGCCAGGATTAGTCGCGGTGTTTGCGCCGCTTGCTGGGGTTACTTTGATATAGCACTTTGTGCCAACAAGTACCGACAACAATGCGTAACTTTCTGACGACGCGTACGACGCGTACAAAGTGAGCGTGACGCTGTTGTTTTGCAAACCTGCCGTGTTGGTACGTGCAGTTGAGCCAAACGCGGTGTCCTCAAGTGCTTCGACAACGTAGTTGACGGTAACTGCCGACACTTGATCGGTAATGTCTGTGGTCGCCGCGCTGCTAGCGCCGATCAGCACAACTGGGTTTGATAAATAAGTGCTAGTTGCCATGTCTTAATCCTTTGCTGTTGTATCTATAGTTTTACCATATCGCAACCGTGACCGTGTGTATGCTCACGCTGTTTGCGCTTGTACGCCAACTGCTAGGTCATAACACGGGTATTCTTGACCGCCGATCTCGAGTGTGCCGGGGCGACCCGACATAACGATTACGGCTGAGCCAAGCACGGTTGCGCTGATCTGTAGTATTTCGCGCAACACGGGTAGCCCTGCTGGGCCGCTGCCAACAACTTTGATCGGGAAATCCATGCGCACGATGTTGCCGTTGCCAGCGATCGTCGTGAAACTTGGCGCTTGCATAAATACACAATTCGGCACAAGTTTTGTCGGGTCATTGACAACGCGTAAACCCGTGACGGCTGTGAGCGTTGTTGTCAGGTCGTCAATCGCCTCGTTTAATAAATCTGTGTATGGTGCAGGCACTATGCCACCGCAGGTCGGTCAATACCTAACAACTGTTTAACAATCGGTGTCAATGACTGTTGGGGTGCTGTACCCATGTTGTCAAACGACGCGAACACGTTTTCAAGACTGCCTCGACTACGCCATAGCGCTGCCGCGTACATGAGAGTGCCTAGCGTTACGTCACCTGACGGGCTAGTAGTCAAATTATCGTTGTACGAAGCCTCAGCACGTCGGCGACTGCAAAACTGGTTAGAAGCCGATACTGCTTGCGTGATTAGCGTGTAATCATCTGACGGGTTAGTAATCGACACACCCAAATACGTGACTAAGTTTGCGGCCGTAATCCACGTACAGGTCGGTGTGAAACTTACGCTGCCGGCAAAATTAACAACAAATTCGACGTCAGCGCCTGTGCAAGCAAACAAAATTTGGTTAGGCACGGCAACGTTTACGTCATAGTTAAATTCGCCTGTTTCGCTGTCCACGCCTACGTATCGGTATTGCGGGCAAGCCAACACGGTGTACGTGCCGTTAAACGGTGCGCCTAACGCGCCCACAACCACGCTGTCGCCAACCTGTATGTCGGTCGGCTCGAGCGTAGATATGCAGGCGTAGTTATCTAGTAACTGTTTGCTGGCTGTTGAATATGTTGCCATGAGCGGTTTGTCCGCCTACGGCTAAGCGATCAGGATTGACTGAACCTGAGTGCTGTCTGCAATAAATGTTGATACGTAACCTGCGTACGAGAAATTGCGACCAAGTGTTGACGGCAATTCAACTGACATTAGGCCGCGTACTTGCTCGTAGAACTCGATTGCTTCGCCTCGTGCTACAACCAAAGTTGAAGCCGCAAAGTTTTTGTCTGCAACAAGTGTCAAACCAAATGGGTTGAAGGTCGACATTTGTGTAATGTTGCCCGAACCTGCTGCGTTCATGCCTTGCAAACCGGCTGCGCCAACGTACGGGAATACTGGTCGTTTGTCGCCGTCTAACTGCTTGCCAAGGTACAACCATACGTTTGGATCAACAAAGCAATGATCAGGCAAGAAGTTTGTGTTTGTCAAAATGTTGTACGCGGCTGTGTAAAGCGCGTTGAACAATGATGACGGGTCTGTGCTTGAGACTGTCCATGTTGCACCTGACGCTGTTGCGCCTGATGTGATTGCGTCGGCTGCGACGTTGTCGCTGGCCAACATGTATTCACCTACAAGGTCGTTCAAAATAATGTTGAGCGACGCTGGGTCTGTAAAGTCGACGTCTTGAATTGACAATGTGACTTGACCAGCCAAAGTTGTTTTGGTGACGGTGTTGCTAGCGATAACCATTGTGGTTGCTGACGCTGCAGCAAGTTCACTTGATTGCGCTGCAACGCTTGTGTGCGTTGTGATTGTTGGGCGCACAAATGTTTTTGACGCACCGTTGTTTGGCATGGCTCGAGCGCCGATTGCGTTAACAACTGGTCGAATAAAGTTTAGGTCTTGGAATACTGGCCCGAGAACTGGTACTGGCAACAAACCAGGTGTATCGGTTGTGACAATGTCGCCTGCGGCTGCTTGCAACGCTGTTTGCTTTGACTTGACAAACTCGTTGGTTGCGCGCGCAACGTTTTCAAACGTTGAACCGCCGATGTGCATTGCGGCAAAGTATTCGCCGGGTGTTGGCAAATTAAATTTGCGTGCAGGTTGCGCCCACAATTTTTCTGTGGTTGCTTGTGCTGCCTCAACTACTGTTTCATCTTTTTTGTCGCTCATGTCTTTGTCCTTTGTTGTCTCTTGATCTGATATTAACTCTACTTGTGGCTCGGTTTCGTGGATACCCTCAACTGGCTCGTCGGGTGCGCTGGCTGCGACCTCGGTTATAACGGCCCCGGAAAATGCTCCCTCGCTGACGAGCGACAATTCGCTCCAACTAGCGGCCTCAACAATCATCACGCCTTCCTCGTCGTAACTAAACTTCGTGGGTGTTACGCCTACCGATACTGCGTCAATTACGCCGTCGTTTGCCAGCGTTAACGCTTCGTCGCCTAGTCGAGTGGCGCTGATCTTGGCTGTAAACATCATGCCTTGCGGTGTATCTACGCGCTCAACGACTTTGCCGACAATTTGGTTTGCGTCGTGTTGCATATACAACTTCGGGTCGCGACCCGTGACTGGTAGCGACCCTTGCAAAAATCGTACCTTAGTGCCGTCATTAACAACGGCTGTTTCGTCGTAAGTGACTGCGACGCCTGAGATTGAGCGCGACGGCAAGCCCTCTGCCGCCGCTGCGTCAACCGTGATCTGTGAAGGGGTTAATCGGATCATGTTGGTGATACTACTCTTTCTGTAATTTCTGTTTGTGTATCTCGATCGTCGCCCATTGAGTATTCGCCGGTTAAGTATTGTTCTACGTCAAATTCGACATATGTGCCGTTAGGCAAAATACTGTTTTGGCTGAGTGTGCCAGCAATGCAGTCGGCGTAAGCGCGTACGCCAAATGTCCACAAGTCCATGCGGCTTTCTGCTGACGACTGGTACGAATACGAGCCGACTGAAATGCCTGCAAGGTATGGCGGTATGTTGCAAAGTCGTGCCATTTCCATTGCTTGAAATTCGGCGCTGTCAATCAGCAACATTTTGTCAGGACTAGTGGCTGTCTCGGTATAAGACAAAAATTCGTTAATGGCCGCAACCTGATTTGTTTCGCGCGCCGCTTGAAACGCCGCTGCAAGATCGGCTAACTCTTGTGCGCTCAAAGGTTCGCCGCCAGTTTGTTTTAAGATTCCCGACGGTATTGCGCTGCTCGAGTTGCGGTAGCGCGCGCCCTCAAGTTTTAACGCGGTTGCAACTGATTGTTCGCTCATATAAATAATGCCTTGTATCGGCGACAAAAACTGCACAACGTCGTTTGGGTCTAAACCGCCGCCGTTAAACACAATGTCTTTAGACGGCGCAAACCAAACTGGGCCTGACTGATCAAGTGTCTGCACCATTGCGGCTGGCAGTCGAGTGTAAGACGCTGGATAGCCGTCAGCGGTGCGACTTGTTATATACCAAAACGCGCGACCAAAAAAAAACAGATCGTCAAATGTCCACGACAAAATAAAATTGTTTGGCAATGTTGGGTCTATGCGTCGTAGCCAAGTGCGTGGCGCTAACGGCATTTTTTCCATTTCGCTACCGTTCCACATTTCGGTGTACATCTTTAGGTTCATGCAACCGATGACGCTTGCCATTAGATCGCGCGCTCGACTAATTGTCGGCACACTCATCGCACGATTACGCGCTGTGCCTTCAACGTATGAGTAATATTGACCGACTAGTTGCGCGCCTGCGTTATTGTTTTGGTAAAACGTGCCACCGGCTGCGGCCGCTTTAGTTGGTTGCGGTGAGATCGCGGCCTTGTTGACGGTGCGGTTAAAAATGCCCATGCGCTAAGTATGCCACCAAACTATTTGTGCGTTGTGTATAGGCGACCGCCAA